AGAGCACACTTGGTTGGAATGACAGTTCCCTTAACATTCCTAGGCCATCTGTCTGCACAAACAGGAGGTATGGTTCCAGACTCTATATACGACTGTAATGAATCAGTAATTGTTACAAGTTTTTGTCTCATGATTTCTCTTGCATTGAACTCTTCACTACCTTCAATATTAGGACATACAATTCTCTCGTATGTTGGCTGCTTTTCTATTGCCTTAGCATCTTTCACAAAGAACTCACATAGCAAGTTTATTTCTCCATCAATTAATGCAGGTCTCCCATTATCTTCTCTAAATAGAAAGTCTAGTACCTGCAATTGAACAGTATATGTATGACTATGTAATTCTTTAATCATCATCCTCTTCGCATATTGCTTAGATAGTTTATAGTCATGGATTGAATAGTGGTCTTCATCTTTAGTTACTAAATCCGCTGTTCCTGAAATTATCCATCCATTTGGAAGTTCTGTATGAAATGACATCTCAGAACCAACAATATTATCTCTATATTCGTCAGTATTTATAACCTTATTTACCATTGTTTCCATACCTAAATGGAACACCGAGCCCAAACTCGTATCATCAATCTCTAGTTGTGGTGTTCTTCCATTCACTATCGTTAGGTAGTTTTGTAGTGGTTCTCGATCAACCATTGATGCAGACAATACGTACTTGTCTTCTGCATTATCATATCCTGAGACATATTGTGTCTCGTCTAGTATTAGTTTTTTTATGCCCATTGTTGACCTCCATTAGATCCATATATTTCTTCAAACAGTTTAGCGATATCATTTTTAGTCATACATAAAGCCTCATCTCTATCTAACATTCCATCAGCTACGAGCATGTTGAGTTGCTCAACTTGATTAAAATGAATACCTACATTGTCTTGATCTTTTTCGATTCCTGCTACCTCGTCTTCATATTCGTCTAGTCTTTCCATCCAATATATATCTGAAAGTTTACTACTATCTAACTGAAATAATTCCTCTAGTGTATGCCCAAGATTAGCTTTACGAATATAAGCTCTCATTTCACTGTCGCTTGGTTCTATTTCTTTCTTTTTCTCTTCCTCTTCGAACAGAATTTCGTTTAGCTTTGCTATTTTGGTTGTCTTGTCGTTATTCTTCCAGTATGTATTTGTGTTTTCATTGAGGAGTCTTCCTCTACCCCTAAAGATATTGGTCTTAAGTACATTCGATATATCCATCTCGAAGTCACATGCTTCCCACATAGTCATTAACTCTTCTTTGATAGCATTGAGTTTATCTATGTTTGCACCATGGAAGCCATCTTCTAGGAAGTACGATTCTCTCTTCTTGATTGGAGTATCTACTACAGGTAGTGCACGAGATGTACCAAAGAGCATATCTATGATTCCATCTTCTGTAAACTCGGGAACCACCTCTGGTTCTGGTGGGATACCTTTGACTACATCAAGAGTTCTACCCTTCTTGTATGCCCTTTCTCCACCATCTACCCCGTTGAAGATTCTATATTCTGAGTGAATCAGCTCTGCAAATCCATCTTTGTGTTGAATGATTGATGCAAAGTTTGCTAGATCAACTCCTACAGATAGAGGAAAGTTTACTCCAGGATGTGTAATATCTTTTCTTAGGTCTGTACCACTAAATCTATTCACTCCATTCGGGTGAGCATGAATAGAATTGTTATCATAAATATTCCAAGTACCTAATCCCATTTGAACAAGCTTAGTATACATATGTGTCTTCGTAAACTCTTCGAATTTAGCTATAGCTTTGTCCATAGTATCTTCCGCTGCAGTATTTACTTCTTCCATATTAAACTCTACTGATGCTCCACCAACTTCTTGATGATAGTTGTACATTGCCAGCGGTATAGCTATGTCAAGTATTTGACCCTCTGCCTCTAATCTCGCTACTGCAGATATATAGTGGTGTTGGTATTCAACACTATAAACTCCCTCCATTCCACTTTTCTTTTGAAAAGCTTCTATTACTTTTGTACTATGAAATAAGACTCCGAAGTTATTCAGATCTGTCGTATCAGTTATTCTCTCTATTGCCATTATAATGTTCCTTCTGTATTTGTATTTATTGGTTCTTCTTCTACAACTTCTTCTACATAATCTTCCCAGGTTCTATCTTCTCTTAATATTCTTAGGCTATGTGGAACATCTCTATATCTCGCTATCGTAGGATCATTCACTATATCATCTGTGACGTATCTTACGTCACCATCGTAGTTTGGATATATAGGGTGATCAGGATTAGCTGGTGTAGGTACTGTTTCATCAATCTGAGTCAAGTTTATCGGCTCAGTGTCTGGTTCTTCTTCTACAGGCTTAGCTTCTTTTGGAACTTCTCCTGACATCTTATCTGCCATTCTGTTCTTAAGATACTGAATGTACTGTTTCTTAGTGGCTCCATCGTTCTCTGTAATAAACTCCTGAAGAGTTAATGCTTTATTCTCTTTGTTTTTTACTGATACTTTCTTTCCAATTAATAACTCTAATGATAGTGCTACACATTGACTTGCATAATTCATCGAACCTGTTAACATACACAATGAATTAAGTGGAGATGTCGTGTTACAGTGGTTCAGAGCTGATAGTCCTTTTCTGGTTTTTGAATCTCCAGAGTGAGTACATATTCTTGAGCCGCCCAAACTCCCTTCTTTCATTCTTTGTCCTTTTGGATGAGAGATATTTGCACTCATCATTGGAGTTAGGTTCCACGCTAAGCCCTTTGTTGAGTATACTGTTCCATAGTATGGATAGGCTACTCCTCCAACGTTAATTACTTGACAAGGGATAATGTAGTTTCTTGCATCATTGCCCTTCTCTTTTATTTCTTTACCAGTTTCATTATCTATCTTCTTTGACTCATAATGAAGTATAAATTCATCATTGAACACGTTAGCTTTAAAGCCTGAGTTTGTCAATGTGTATATAGACTTTTTATCTAATGAACCAACAAGTGTTGCTATGTCCATAGTGTTATCTATTTTATTTGCTCCTTTATGTTCCAAGGATTCAATTTTTTTCCTATATCCTTCTTTAAGAGAATACATTACAAGTGTCCATTCTTTCTTTTCTTTATCAATAATGGACTCCTTATCTATAATGTTTGCAACAATAATAGGATGAAGTATATTTACAATTTGTCTCTTCGATCCTTTATCTTTGCTCATTAAGAGTGCACCGTAGAATTCATCACCTATCTCTCCGTAGATACTAGATATTAAATCTAATGATTGGCTTATTGACATGTCAGAGTTTCCAACCTTGACAAGTTCTATCCCATCTTTGAATTCATTAAATGGAAGTAGAGTATGCCCATCCTTTGGCATGTCAGGATGGTGGTATTTTTTCATAAGGTTAGATATCCCATTATTGAAAGTGATATCTTCAACAACTAATCCTAACTCACTTGATTTAATGAATGATGTACTTCCTGTTGAATCTTTTGCCAAGTCCTTACTTAAGTCTTTGATTATTTCAATACAGGTATTCTCATATATATCTTGAATTGCTGTTCTCTTTAAGCTTGTTAATAATCCCATTATATTCCTTCTCCTTCTATTGCTATTTCTGTGATATCTCCTGTAGCAGCATATAGTTTCTTCGCTCCTGCTTTGAATCCATCTTTTAATTCTGCTTTATACTTTTCGTCAAAGTTAGCTCTTAATATCTCATGTTCCTCAGTTGTTCCAATGGGTCTGTCTCTGTCTCTTAAATGTGCCAAGAAGTTAATAGTCATTGTGAGGTGGTTCAAGAAGAATTTAGATAGTGTTATCTTTCCGTATGTCTCCATCATTAATTCATCATCTACAGCTGGGTTCTCAACCAACGAGAACTCGCTGTCTCTATGCGTTGCAGCGATGAATGTATATTCTGATGCTGATAGCCATGATCTTGTTTCAATGTCTGGTGCTCCATACACAATAGTTCTTTGTGCACTTCCTGCTGACTGTATGTTGTTAGGGGTTAGCCACTGTGCTTTTCTAAATAGATTTTGTGTTAATATTCTGAATTTAAGTGGGAGACACATTACTTTTTTTGTTTCTCCGGTTCTTATTGATTCTGGGATAAATGGTATTCTAAGTAAATTTGGAATATCAAAATCATCATTATCAAATGCATATATATATTGGAATATTTGATTCTTTCCTGTCCATTCTGCCATCTCATATAGCCAATGCAAGAAGTTGCTTCCCGATCCACCTACTCCTACTAGAGTCAAGTAGAGTTCTTTGTTCTTTACGGATTGAAGTAATTTTGATATGTCTGTTTTTGTATATCCCAACATTGTTATTAGTTCTGAGATGTGTAATTTCTTTGCTCCCATGTCTTTTGCTACTAGCTCTGATATTGCATATCCCTGAGATAAATCTCCTACTAATGGTATAGTCTCATTTCTCGAAATGCCTAATGCCACTCGAGCAGGGTACATACTATCAACTAATGTTTTTGATCTTACTCCTCTAATTCGACTATCTATAGTGGTATTATAGAAGTGATATCTAAAATCGAGCTTGGTTAAAATCTGTTCATTGATCTTAATTGTTTTTTCCATTTGGTTTTCCTTTCTTGTTTGGTTGGTAATTACACACGGAACCACCAACTCGTGATGGCTCCTAGTCTAGTTACTTTACTTAGTGCCCACTGGTTGAATTCGCATTTAAAGACGAACTCGATGGTATTGAAACAGTTGGTGCTGTTGCACCGTCTGAAGTTGCTTGTTTAGTTGCCTTTTTTACAAGGTCTGCCATAGAAGAAGCCATAATTATGCCTCCTGTTCGAATGGATTAGTTGCTGGTTTTACTGCCTCTGCAGCACGTCTAAGTCCTGAAGCCGTAGCAGTTCTAGCTGGCTCTGAACTTGGAAGCTCAATCCCATCAAGTAGATCATTAATGATATCCTCAATATTGAATGAACCAAGGAATTGGTCTGAAGCATCTTTCACTGACATCTCTGCAGCGATCAATAGCTTAGGCTGTGAATCACCGAACTTAACTGCTGCTGCAGCTAATAGGTTAGCCATTACGAATCTACCTAATTCGCTGTCTGCGTATCCTCTTGCCATCATTGGTAGCTTAGGTTTGATAAGATTGATTAGTCTATCATTGATCATCTTTCCACTTCTACGTGAAGCGCTCTCTTTGAATCCTGATTTGTTAGCATCAAGCATTACTGCTGATAGCTCTTTCATTGTTAAAGACATTATGTCTCCTTTATATTTTGGTTGGTTTAAGAGTGTATCCACTCCGGGTTGCAGTAACTAGTCACTGGTTCTTTTTACATCCTTTCAGGAAGACCAGAACCAACTACGGTGTGTTTTGTTTTATATAGTCATCATAGAATTTCTGATACATATCAGCTTTCTTGACATCTTGCATGCCTGAATTGCCTTTCTTGAAGCTTCTCATTTTGTACTTAATTATATTTCCACGTAGCCAACCCATATATTCATCATGTGTAAACGACTTCGCTATGATATCATTTACAGACATTCCTACTACATCGTAGTGTGAAGGTTGGTTCACAGCTTTGTCTACAACTCTAGTTGGTTCTGGGTTTCCTTGTCCTGCTATTTTTTCAAATTCATCATAT